CTTTGTAGTAGTAGCTGTAGTAATTGTACCACATATTGCGTACTGTATCGCTACCATCATCATGAAAAGTCAGACTAACTGGATCATAGTTGATTTTGGTTTGCACCAGTCTCTTACGATTATACTGGTTCATGTAATCGTGACTGATGTTGTACTTGGGCAGGTCTACTGTTTTGACGGTGTAACTAAGATTGGTCAAATCATCAATGTCCATGGCACCTTTGAGTGCAGGGATCTGTTGATAATTGACTGTGAAACTAACGTGAAAAAGGAACTTAAACCTAGGTTTAAGTTCATATGCATTGGACTGGAAGACTTTGCTTGCGTGAGTGTAATCACGCAAGCTGTCGGTGCCAAAAAAACCTTTGGAAAAGTCTTGGCCAAAACTGCCCATGAGTATTACGCTCCTGCGCCAGTTACCACGTCACCAATAGTTCTACCAATTTCTGTGCCAACACCTTGGCCTGCACCTTGATTGGCATTGTCATACGCAATTGTCATGTTAACAGTTACTGGTGCGCTTTCGCCGTAGTTCAGTGAGCCATAGTCAGCTGACTTTACATAACAACCGTACAACCACCAAGTTTCGAGCACGGTTGGCGCATTTGCACCATTGCCACCGTCTAATACTTCTACTCTGGTAGTAAACTTATAATCTACGCCAGAAGCTGCACTGGACATTTCCAAGAAGTCCATTTGCTTTTGTAACTGTTCGCCAATAAGCTTGCTTACTGCGCCGCCTGCATCGTCACGAATTTCACATGTGGCATCTGCCCATGTGTGCTTGCCTGCCAACTTCAGAGTTGAGTTGTAGATAGGCAATGTGATTTCTTCAAAGCTCAAGTTAGGGCGAGTAAAGCTCATGACTTGTTTGGTTAATTCAGTGGTGGGTTTTGACACACCAAAGTTTTCAAACATCACTCTAAAGCGATATTTGAGTTTGGGCATCAACAAGCCCTGGGTTGACGAGCTTTGATCGCTCGCCAATGGAACTGTCATGCGTTGTAATGATGAAACTGCCATTTGTTATCTCCTATGTGTTTATTTACCTGAATCAGGTGGGTGAAATTCACCCACCTTGTTCATTATCAGCCTGCTGCGATCTCACCAGTGTTCTTGATACGCAGTGGAATGTAAATAAATTCCACAGCCTTCACTGGTTCAATTGCAATATCAACCCACAATTCATTGCGGTCAATACGTGCTGGTGTATTGTTGCTCAAGTCACAAACAACCAGGTAGTCGTAAATTGCTCGTTTAGCAATCAAATCAATCATCAAGCTGTTGCACAGGTTAGTGATTTCGTTACGTGTGATTTCGTCGTTTGGTTCAAACAAGAACAATTTACCAATTTCCTCAAGGCGGCCGCGCAAGAATGCAACCAGACGTGCAACGTTGATACGATCCAGCGCAGTAGTTGTAGTTGTGGTAGTCTTGTTACCAAAGTTGGTAATACCAACGCCAGGAATAAAGGTAATTGGGTTGATGTTACGCTCATACAAGATGTCACGCACGCTTTGGCTCACACCAATTTGTTGGAACTCGCCAGTAGCTGAATCAATGTAACCAATTGCTGTAGCGTTGTCAACAACACCACGGCGTGTACCAGCTGGTGCCAACCATGGATAGCTCACTGCATCGCTGCGCAAGATAGTACGAACCATCATGTGGCTTGGAGGAGCTACGACTGTGTTACCACCTAGGTCTGTTGTCAAGCAGCTTGGGTAGAATGCGCCAGCGTAGTTACTGGTTGCTGAGTTACCGTCTTCTGTTGGCAAGCCTTCGCCGTTGTTGTTGGTTGCCCAAGTGACCAGCTCGTTACCAGTTGCACCAAGGCGCATCGGGGTGTCAGCAACCACAAACAGTGTGTTGTTGCGCTCGTTGCTGAGTGCAATCATGTTTGGTGTTAACTCTGGGTATGCAGGAGCAGCAATGATATTAAAGCCATTCTGTTCTTCACGAGCAGCAGTGCTGGTGTCAATACCGGACTTCATTGCTGCCACAACCATTTTACGTTGTGCTTGACGACCAGAGTACATAGAACCGTCGGCTTTGTTGCCGCTGGCTGTGAGCCAGGTGCTGGTAACTGCTGGCAACACATCATCAGGATACGAAGCTGCATTAAAGTAGTTTCTTTGGAAACTCTTAACGTTGTATCCTGAACGACGGGTGTTCCATAACAGCATACCCTGTGGGTACAGTGCAGGACTTGGTGCGTCAAGATCAAGATAGTCGCTAGTTAACAAGCTTTCGATAGTAGGGAAAGCATCTGCAATAGGATCAGTAGTTCCGTTTGGTGCCCAACGTGCGTCTGCAAACAGTACACCGTTTTCGGTAACTTGGTCTGTAGTGTTTACTGCAACCCACTGATCAACTCCACTCACCGGTTCCCAACGATAAATCTTTGGATAGCTTTCAAGATCGCTGGAATCGATCCACAGATCTCCATACTGCAATGGACTTTCGCTAGCATCAGTTTGTGTGGTAGGTTCTGTAGCAGCAATAATAGGACCGCTGGCGTTGGTCAAAGTAAGATCAAAGCCGCGCACATCATTGGTAACCAACTGATAACCTCTCCAAGAACCGTTGTCTTGAATCATGATGTCAGTTTCACTAACAGCGCTATAGAACCACAAGCGACCGTTGGCCGGGTCCTGGTCAGGTGCAGTGTCGCTAGCAGTGTAATTAAACAACTCAGTAGTTACAAAGTTACTAAACACAATAGAATTAAGGATAGTGCTAGATTCTCGTGCTTTTGGGGTGCTCAAAGTAAAGCCAGCTGTTGACAACGGTGCCCCAGTGACGTTTTCTAAGATAATTGTTCCGCCTTGGTCGTGAGTTAACACTATATTGCCTGCAGAATTTACACTAGCTGTCACGTGAGGTACATTTGCCGCGCTTACGGCTGCAACAAAATCACTCACTGTGCCTGTTCCACCAATTGTTACAGTTGCAACGTTTAGCGGATTAGGATTTGTCTGAGTTGTTGCCGACAACAAAAAGCTGTTACCAACAGTGAATGCTGCCCCGGTAGGAACTGTTGTTCCTGTGTACAGAGCTTGACCCAATGCTGTGCGCTCAAGAATCAAAAAGTTAAAAGAACTGTTTGGCTCAGTCAAATATTGCTGAGCATCATACTGAACGTAGGTTGTGCCAACTGGAATATTTTTGCCGCCAACCGATGGGTCAAGGGTGCCAAATGCTGATATATCATTTGCAAAAGCAGGAACCGATTGTGCTACCCAAACACCAAGTGCAGAGCTGTATTTTTTAAACGACAAGCTAAGGCCGTTGTTGGCAGCGCTAACGTTGTTCCATACGCTGCCTGTAGGGCGAGGTACAGTATCAGTGCTTCTCCAACGTGGACTTTGGTAACTGTAACCGGGGAAATATACCGGAGCATAGTATTCATTAGAGGTAATGCCCAGCGCTGCTAACAGTGCTGTGCCTGAGTTTGGTCCTGGTTCAATCGACACCACACCATTAGTGGCAGTGGATCCATCATTGGTAGCATTAGCGTCAGCATAAATTGCCAACTTGCCCGACACTGCTGAAGCAGTTACTCCGGGGATGCTAGCCGAGTTGATCACTGCTGCAAATCCTGCAACTGTGTTGGTTACGCCAACAGTAACCAAGTTGCCGTTGATAAACATGTTGTTGCCAACAGTCAGGCTGCTAGGGCTGTTGGTACCTGTCAGGGTAGGCCAAGCAGTTTGCCAGGCTTCTGATCCAACTTGCACCCAAACGTTAGAAGTGGTTTTGTAATAGCCAATGATAACATTGCCAATAGACACTACTGCATAATTGCCAATCATACCAACTGTGTTCAAAGGGGTATAATCGCCGTTCAGTGCATCCTCAACATCAGCAGCGCTGGTGATCAAGATGGGCGTTTGAGTTGTAAATGCGTTGGTAGTTTGATTCCATTCAAAAATACCCCAGCTAGAATTAACAGTGTCTAACCAATATGTTCCATCGGCTGCAGACCCAACCGGGCGTGTTAAACTTGCTGTAAGTTCAGTCAAATCAATATCCACACGTTGAACGTATGCACGGTTAGTTACTCCCAGCGCCGAGTATGCTGCAAGCAAACCGTACTCGTTGAGTTCGTAACCGTTGATAGGAGTACCAGTTGTGGTACTATAGAAGAACGGCACACCGAATGTTGCTGCCAATTCACGCTGACTTGTGATCAGATAAGTTTTGTTAGCGTTTGCAGCAGTGGTACCAGCAGCAACAGTAACACCATCGCTAGACACTTTGTTCTGTGCAGAAGCAACAACAAAGTAAGGTATAGTATTAACTGCGGAAGGAATATATTGACTTTCGTCGATTACATTTACTTCTACGCCTGGAGAGATTAAAGCCATGTTATGGTTTCCTTTTCAAGTTGTAGATATTTATAGGTATATTCAAAAAAGGTGGCTCTACACCGCCCTTTGCAAAGGTCCACCTATAAATACTGCATGAAAAGACCCATATGTGCTGTTTGTGGACAACGGCCTTGCGCTGTAAACTACCGACGCGACGATGTTGTTCATTATCGTAGTCGATGTGAGAACTGCATCCGCAAGGGAAAAGGATTGGCCAAAAGAAAACCCAGCTGGGAAGCAGCTGGGTATAAGAAAAAGATGGTATGCGATAGGTGTGGCTTCAGAGCCAAATACTCAGCACAAATGCTGGTATATCATGTGGACGGAAATCTAGCTCATTGCGATCAAAAAAATCTCAAAACCGTGTGCCGTAACTGCGAAGTCGATTTATCAAAATCTGATTCTGTATGGCGTGCTGGTGATCTGCTGCCAGACGTTTAACCAGCTCGTGGGTGTTGCGCTGCAAATCTGCCAGGGTACCGTTGTTGTCAATCACATAGTCAGCCATCCAGATTTCTAGGCTCATGCTAGACTTGTCTTCAGCAGGCAGGTGATCACTGCGATCAACCCAGATAGTATAATCAAACACCTGGGTATTGCGCATTGCGTGAAATTCTGCTTTGTTACGCAAGCCGCAGTAGATTTCGTTTTCGGCAAAAATCTCCCTGCCCAGTCTAGCATAGTCATCACGGCAATAGTCATGAATCATGTCGTACCACTCAGCTCGATGATTGTGTCGATCTTCAAAGCACTGTTCGTAAGTGCTGTATCCGTACTTGTCTTTTAATGCAGCATAGATGAATTTTTCAGCACAAAAGTC